CGCGAGTACCCGCTTGCTGAATCTCCACATCCACCCCGATGGCAGATGACCAGTTGTTGCCTGACGGCTCAAGCCTGACCCTGTGGTAACGCCCGTAAGAACGAACACCCACGCGGTTCTCGCTGTTTGCCGCAGTCACCGACGGGAACGACACGGTTGCGTTTAGCTGCAACCTCGACTCCACGGCCACCGACCCAGAACCGTTGTCAACCAATGGTTTTACAAGGGTAATCATGGACTGATTCTGGTCTGCGGCAATGTCTGCCGTGTCTATCAGCGCGGTCTTTGCTGGGCCGGTAAAGGTAATGATTTTAGCCCCCGTGACACCCGCTAACTGCAACTTGCCGCCGAGCCATAGACGCGAATCTAGGGGCGTTTGCAGGGCATCTAGAGAGGCAGAGAAGTTATCTAGTCCGTCAAGCGTGACCGCTGGCGTAGAACTAGAGGCGATTCTGTTTACATTTGAGTCCGCGTAAGCCCACCGCTTTGTTGGGACGTGGTACATCAGGATTCGGTAGGTCAGGTCTGTGCAGGAATACCCCCACATCACCAAGTTCTTGCTTGGGTCTACTGCCACACTCATAAGGTCAAGTTCCGACTCCCTGAGTGTTGTAAAAAAGTAACGGTTTACCTTCTCCGCACCGATGTTGACGATTTGCTGTCCGTCACAGGCGTAAAAGCCGTCGTCGGAGAGGAAGTAAGTAATACCTTGCCATTGGATGACCGAGTTGGACTCGTAGCACCCAAGGTTTCTAGAGATGTTGTCGAACTGGAATATCAGGGGAGTTCCGATATAGGACATCCGATAGATACTCCTGTCCATCAGGACAAGACCAAACTCGCCACCCGTAACGCCTTGAACCCTGCCGCCGTCAGGGATGTCCTGAAAGTCTGCCTGTGTCGTGGCAGATGCAGCCCAAGTTGTCTCGTTGTTAATACCAGACCATTGCACTCTGGTTGGGTAGTCTGTCTGATACCCAGTAACCACGAAATCCCGCACCACGGTCACGAATTTGGCCTTGGGTGCGTCTGAGGACAGATTGGCAAAGTTTGCCGTTGTCGTTAAGTCGTAGGCTTGCAGGGTATGCGCCTCTGTTGCGCCGATTACCTTGTTGCCGAACTGGGTGAACTTCCACATAGTCGCGTTTGTGTAGGTCGTTGCCGACACGTCGTCTAGCGAGAAGTCAGAAGAATCTAAAATGTACAGGCGGGTTGTGCCGGAGGCAAAGACCTTGGTGGTTCCAGCCACATCCCTTGCGGCCACCACGTTTGTCAAGTTCTGGGCAGCGTTGGCAGAATAATCTTCCTCTGTCGGAAATGGCCCGTAGCCAACGGCTCTTGGGTAGCAGTTCTTAGCCGTGGTCAGCGCACCGATAACCCCTGGCTGGTCAGGTAGCCACTCTCCAAAGGTAACTCTTGTTATTGCCATGTGTTACTTCCCGAAGATTGTTGTGTCCAAATATCGTTTTGGGCGTTAATTGGTGTCCATGTGTCCGAACTGGTTGATGCCTGTGTCCATGTGTCGCTTTGGAAATTGGCCGCAGTCCATGTGTTCGGCTGGTCGGGTACTAATACCCACTCCTCGCCAAACTTGTAAAGCGTGCAGGTAAGCTGTGCGTTGCTTGCCACCTGCCCAGAAACTGTTGAAATAAACGCGGCAATAGCATCTAAATTACCTGTCGCAACGACATCCCCGTGGACATCGAATACGAAACCAGCGTTTGCGGTTAGGAACCCTTCTGCCGTTATAGAACCATCTACAAGGCGAAGTCTTACCGCGTCTGATACTAGGTTACCCGAGGCGTTTATAGCCCCTACAACGTCCCGTAGACGCGCCGCAAGAGCGCTTACCGAACCAGCGGCAGAGATGCTCCCCACCGCGCTTGCAGTAGTGTTGGCTGTCGTGCTTACCTGACCGTTGGCAGAGACGCTACCTTCTACAAACCTTGTGCGTTGTACAGAAGCAACAACATCGCCAGCAGAGGTAATTATTGCCCCTACCAATCGGGTTCTTGTGCCGTCCACAGAGACCGTTCCCGTACTGTCAACCGCACCCTCAATCGTACGCAATCTCGTACCATCTGCCGAGACCTGTCCGTTAGCGGTAATCAGGGCTTGGGCGGTCTCAAAGAACTGAGGTATAGCGTTTACAGTACCCACGCCCGTGATGTTCTGGGGGGCGTAGATGAGGCAGATTTCCGTAGTATCTAGCGTCCAGATTGGGTCATCTAGGCTAAATGCCAGGTTGTCGATACTGCTACTAAAGTAGTCTAACTGCTCTAGCGTGTACGGGCCTTGTATCCCGCAGTCCATCCAGTTCGCGTCTAGCGAGAACGGTAAATCGTCGAGACTCCCGAAGCGGTCTAATTCTTCAAGGGTCAGTAACGCCATTTAGTCCAACGTAACCGTCAAATTGCCAGAAGTAATCTTGAGAATGTCGCCCGTGTCGATGGTCTTGGCAGTCGTAAGCGCGGTGTGCATGAGCAGGTTGCCGCTAGTAACCGCGTCCAGAATCCCGATGTAGCCCACGGAACCCCATGAGGCTGTGCATTGCGGGAAGGTAACGTCCGCGCTAGAGGTAACGATTCCACCCGAAGCCGTGGTCACGGACAGGGCTTGGCGGGCATAGGAGCCACCAGAGACTTCCGTACCCGAACCAGCGTCCGTTGGGTCAGATGTGTAGAGTCCAACGTACACCGTCGTGGGAGAGGTGTAAGAAGTGTTGCGGAGAACGTGGTCTAGAACTTTGTTCTCTAAGTAGTTGCTAAATTCTGCCATTTGATTACCTCGTTGTAACGGTCATAACTAAGGGAACACCAGAAAACTCACTCTCCTCGTCGGAGGTGTTGATTCGTGCAATTGCTTGGTTGTAGAGACTCGACCACGTTTGTGTACGCGGGTCGTTCATCAGGTAAGGCTCTGCCTCTAGGAGGGATGCGTAGAGCAGCGCGTCTGGGTAGTTAGCCAAGAACTCGTTGCTAGTATTGCCTGACGACAGTACGACGGGCTTGAAGTAGTAAAGCATCTGCAAGACGTAGGCGCTATCAGGCTTGGGCGCAAACTCTAGCTCGTTGCCACGCATGGTGTAGAACACCGGCAGCCCAATCTGGTCTGCGCGGGCGTTGCTAGAGAAAATGCTTGGGGATGTGTAGGTGACTACCGTTCTCGGAAGCCCCTGAATAAACACATCGCGGATAGAGAGAAAGTCGCTTGGCAACCCTACCGTCGGGTCGTTCACGGTCATCGTTGCCGTGGCCGTTTTGAGCATCCTGCGGGTACGAATGTCGCGGGATAGGCGCAACTCCGCTAGGCTGATAAAGTCAGGAATCTGGCTGGTAAGGTCACTCCGTCCGAGGTAGTTCGCTACCGATGTCTGGAGGTCGGAATATGTAGATAAACTCATTTAACAAATCTCCACTTGTAGCCACCGGCGGTTTTATTCCAGCCGTTGCAAACATTTTTTATTGATACGCGATTTATTCCGGTCTTTTCTTCAGCCTCGGAATTGCTTTTATAAATTACGCCAGTTTCGCAACACATAACCGGCTTTCTTTTGGCGGCGGCAACTTTTTCAACCCATTCGGGCGTTCTTTCAACCTTTTTCATAAATTCAGAAGTTTTTTTACGTTGTTCTTCTGAAATTGTTTTGCCTTTGTGAATCGCCGAAATTGTTTGTTTTGCGGATTCTGGCATAACCAAACCAGACGACCCTTCGCCGCCATCTGTTAGGTTACAAATCTTTACGCCAATTCTTTTTAACTGGTCAATTCTTTCTTGCTCAATCAAAAAAGCAAATTCTTCATCTACGTTTTTTGCCAGAAACCGAACTTCAAAACCGTGTTTGTTGACAATGTTATGCCAATACTTGTTTCTATAACTTTTAGTTTTGGCTCTTTTGCCGCAACCTTTCCCAACATAAAAAATTTCTTTTGTGTCGGCTTTTATGTGTTCGTAAACATAAAAATTCGACCTCATTTTTTATTTGCTTTCTGTTGGAAAATCTGCCCACGAGTACGTGTAAGACCCAACGTGTCCGATTGCGTTGGACAGGTTGTGGTCTAAATAAGTATCGAATCCTGCGTCCTTTGCCTTGATGCAGAAGTACACATCCTCGCCTAGCAACTTGTCGCCAGGTATCTTCTCGAACCAGAACCAAGGTCTCGGTGTCTTCTCAAACACCTCCCGCTTGACCATCATCACCCCGCAACCAATCGCGGTCACACACTCTAGGTGGGTCTTGTCTTTAGAGACGATTGGAATCCAATGATTCTCTTTCTTCTCGAAGTCTATCTCTAGGTTCTTTGCCGTAGGTCTTACCGGCGAGGTTCTCGTTGTAGCGTTCACCCCAACGATGGGCTTGTCGTGCGCGAGCAGTATCTCTATCGTGTTCTTCGGAAACCGCATATCTGCGTCAACCCACAGAATGTAGTCCGCGCCCTCTTTTATGGCCTCTGCCGCCAGCTTCTCTCGCTGGTCAAATATCAGGGTTCCCGCTACCGTGTACACCGCTTGGTGTCCGCTACGGTTGCGTGCGTCGTAGGCACACATCACCGCCAAGTCAAACGCCGTTCCTATCTCCATCTCTCCACGAGAAGGGATACAAATGGCGACTTTCTTATCTTCCCACGGTGCTTTTTGTTGCTTTGCTTTAATCTTGTCGTGAACCTTGCCCACTAAATTCTCCCCGGTCTCGTCCGTAAAAAACGGTTCTCCGGGTCGTTCAGAAAGGCTTTCATTCGTTTCTGGTCTACCACCGCGAACCCCCTCATAATTCCCTTCACATTCAGGTCTGCAATGACCGAATTGGGAATCTCCGCTACCCGCGCACCATCACCCCAACGTGCGCGTTCGTCTATCTGGTTATAAGAAGCCTTGTTGGCCTCTAGGATTGGTGCGACGTTTTGTTCGTCCCTGATGACAAGCCCGCCATCTCCGTCCGCAAACCAAGTACGCTTTCCCTCTATCGTCTGTTCTTCAGCCAGTTTTCGCATATTTACCCCATAAAACCGACGGTGGGAATACCCCACCGCCGATTCTATCACAAGTTACGCTGCTTTGATGTCAAAGATACCGCCGTGTGCTTTCTCGTTACGAACTTCGAGGGTCAGTTCGGCAAGAATCTGGGTCTTCTCAGAGTCGCCGGTCTTTGCCAGGTCGTTCGTTTGGAAAGGACGGAGGTAAGCCAGAGCTGCATACTCAGAGTCGAGCATCAGGGCATCGCGTGAGCGCATAAAGCGGTCAGGAACGATGCTGATGAGGCCGAAGTCCGAGAGGTATGCGCCAGCGGCGGCAACGATAGTCGTTGGCTCTGCGCCGGTAACGTAACGCTGCTCTGCAACACCAGTAAAGCCAGACACAGTTGCCTTGAGTCCGGGAGGAACAACCAACATCTTGGGTGTGCCGCCGTCTTCGAAGATTTGCTGTGCTACGTCTTTGAGCATGGACTCAAGGAACGTACGGGTCGTGGTGTCCGAACGAACATCAGAGCCGTCGCCAGTTGGGTTTGTACCAGCCGAACCCTTGCTGACGTTGGAAGTGATGTAAGAAAGGAGCGAACCCATGACGCGAGCGCCAGAAGTAGCCGTACCGTTGCTCTTGGCTTGGTTGGCCGTAATGATGGTCTCGATGTCGCGCTTGATTTCGGAAGCGGCTTTAGCCAACTGGTAAGCCTTCTCAGACTTACGACCGGCCTTGTCTACTGCCTCAAGCGTGCCAGAAATCTGGACAGTCTTACCAACGATTTGCGTGAAGTTGCCAACACGGGTCGTGGGCGAGAGCGAAGCGGCTGCTGCGTCGTCACCTTCAATCAGGGCGTTAGCCGTGGTTGCGGCGGCGAGAGCATCGGTCTGCCACTCGTGGTTGGTCTGGGTTGCTTTAGCCTTGCCGATGGACGACATGATAGGCGTGTCGGTGGGGCTGATGTCATAAATGACGTTTGCTAAGTCTTCGCGGACACCAATCGAGGTGTACCGCAGGTAGGTATTTGAGGGTACTGACATTTAATTCTCCTTAGAGGAATCGTTCGAATAAAGCCGCCGCGTCTCGCGGGCGACCAGTTTGTTTGAGTTGCTTGGTCAATTTCTTGACCGCCTCTCCGTCCTTATCAAGGCGAGGAGAGCCGACCCCAGGTGCTAATGACTTGGGAGCCTCTGCCACCCGTTTCTGGATAGCAGGTTTTGACTTCTGCAATTTTTCGTATTGCATAGCCCGATACAGAGTTAGGACGGCGCGGTGGTCGTACACCTGCGACAACTCTTGGTCTGTCCAGCCTACCGATTTGGCGTAATCTTTTATTTCCTTGCGGATAACCTCGCCCTTTACCTCGTCACCAAAGTCAGGGATGGCA